ATCTTTAATCATTGTTACGCAACATGCCCAATCCCTCTTAATTGAGGGATTTTTTTCGTGTTATAAATATAGTACAAGGAATTTACCCGACACATTATGCCTACAGAACCTACTAACAAAAGTTTACTATCCCCAATTGGATTCAGATTCACAATCCAAAAACTTCCTCACGTAAACTATTTCTGTACTGCTGCATCTATTCCAGATATGGCACTTGGGCGTATTGACAGTGTTACGAATCCCTTCAACAAACTACCTATTCCGTCAACTAAATTAGAATTCAGTGATTTGTCTATCAAGTTTAAGATTGATGAGGATATGAAGAATTACCGTGAGATATTTGATTGGATGAATGCTTTAGGATTCCCTGACAGTTATGACCAAAAGTCTAAATGGGCAGATACATATTCTGATGCTTCATTAATTATTATGACTTCTCAGTATCAACCTAATATTGAAATTAAGTTTATTGACTTGTATCCTTCTAATCTTGCATCAGTTGAATTTGATATTTCTGGTTCTGATATTGAATTCTTATCTGGTGATGTAACATTTAATTATCGTTCTTATCAGATTAACTCTATAACATAGATTAAACCTTTTCAAAGAGGCACACCTCTATTATACTACTAAATCGGTGATAAGTAAAGTTTTAAGGCAATTAATTTTATAGAGTGTAACTTTACTTCTAATACCTTTTAAGGTATAATTATATTATGAACATCGAACAAATCGTTTCTGAATGGAACAAAGACTCAAAAATAGATGACACTGAATTAGGATCTGAAAGTTCTAAGATCCCAATGGTGCACAACAAGTATCTTAAATACTATATGGGTGAACGTGTACAACTTATTAAGTTAAAGGGTAAGCATAAGAAAACTCATAGAACCTTGCTTGAGTATTACCTTGGTGAGTTAGATAGACACGAATTACAAGAGATGGGTCGTGAGCAATTCTTTAAGAAGTTATTGAAGAATGAAGTCGGCACCTATATTGAGTCAGATGATATGTTTATTGAATCGACAATCAAGGTTGCTATGCAAGAGGAAAAGGTATCATACCTAGACTCAATTATTAAAAGTTTAAACAATCGTGGGTTTCAGATTAAGTCAGCATTAGATTGGATGAAGTTTACCTCAGGTGGTTAATGGATATTATTGATATACACAAGAGGGATGAAGTTTATTTGAAACTTGAATGCGACCGTGGTGTTGCTATGGAGTTATCAGAGTTCTTCACGTTTGAAGTTCCAGGTGCTAAGTTTATGCCTGCTGTGCGTAATAAGATTTGGGATGGTAAGATAAGGTTATTCAACGTAAACTCTATGCAAATCTATGTAGGTTTACTAGACCATATTAAGAGGTTTGCTAAGGATAGAGATTATCAAGTAAACATACACGATGGTCTTGAAGATACAATGGATATCCCATTGAATGGACTTGAGAAATACTTAACTGAGAAACGTTTCAAACCTAGAGATTATCAGTTGCGTGCAGTTGCTCATGCTATTAGAAAGAACAGAGCATTAATACTTTCCCCAACTGCATCGGGTAAATCCTTTATCATCTACTCACTACTAAAATACTATTTGAGAAAGGAATGTAAGAAGGTTTTGGTCGTCGTTCCAACCACTTCTTTGGTCTCACAGATGGATTCAGACTTCACTGATTATTCAGATGGTACGTTTTACGAAACTCATAAGATAATGTCGGGTCAGGATAAGGAGCATCCTACTGCAAGGGTTTTTATTTCCACATGGCAAAGCATATACAAACTCCCGAAGAAATACTTTGACCAGTTTGATGCGATCGTAGGGGACGAGGCGCACCTCTTCAAAGCAAACAGTTTAACTAAGATTATGGAGAAACTAACTGATTGTAAATATCGGTTTGGTTTTACTGGAACGTTAGATGACACCCAAACAAATAAACTTGTACTTGAAGGTTTGTTTGGTCCAGTAATGAAAGTTGTTACAACTAAAGAATTGATCGATAAGAAAACTTTATCAGAGTTTAGAATCAAATGTCTGGTGTTGAAATATCCTGAGTCTGAACGTAAACGTCAAAAGAAAACTACATATCAAGAGGAGATGGATTTTCTAGTAAGCAATACTCATAGAAATAACTTCATCAAGAACTTGACAATTACCCGAAAAGGGAATACACTATTACTATTCCAGTACGTTGAAAAGCATGGTAAGAAATTGTATGATATGATTAAAGAGGAATGTCACGATGACAGAAAAGTATTCTTTGTACATGGTGGTGTTGATGCAGATGAAAGAGAAGCAATTAGAGCAATCACCGAAACCGAAAAAGACGCAATCATTATTGCTTCGTATGGCACATTCTCTACAGGTATCAACATCAAACGTCTTCATAATATTATTTTTGCTAGTCCTAGTAAAAGTAGGGTTCGTAATCTTCAGTCAATTGGACGTGTATTAAGAAAAAAAAATGGTAAAGATACTGCCACCCTTTATGATATATCAGACGACCTAAGTTGGAAGTCATATCATAATCATACATTAAAACATTTTGCTGTTAGAGTTAAAATGTATAACCAAGAGGAATTTGATTATTCCCTTTACAACATAAAATTAAACTATGGCGATTAGTATTATTAAACTGAGTAGTGGTGAGACAGTATTAGCAGATGTATTGAGTTATGCTGATGACACCTATGACTTAGAAGTGTTAAACCCATTACAGTTACAAATGACTGAGGATGTTCGTTCTCGTAAGATGCAGATGTTCGTCTCTTCCTGGATCCCGTTATTTGGTGATGAGACAGTCATTGATATTATGTTCAACCACATTATAGCAGTAGCAGAAGCACCAGAAGAAATGGTAAATTATTATTTAGATTCATTAGAAGAAATGAGAATTAAGGAAGATACCCGAGAAGAAGTTCAAGGTAGAGTAATGCAAGAAATTTTAAAGATAGCAAACACAAGTATTCATTAGAGGAAATATTATGGCGAAGAAAAAAAACTATGTAAATAACCCAGACTTCTATGCAGCAATGGTTGCATATCAAGAATCAATTAAACTAGCAGAGGAACAAGGTAAAGATAAACCTAAAGTCCCAAATTATATAGCAGAGTGCATTTCACTGATTGCTAATAGGTTATCATTTAAACCAAACTTTATCAACTACACATTTAGAGAGGATATGATTGGCGATGGTATTGAGAACTGTTTACGGTATATGCACAACTTCAACCCAGATAAAACACAAAACCCATTCGCATACTTCACTCAAATTATTTACTATGCATTCCTAAGACGTATTCAAAAAGAGAAGAAGTATTTGTACACTAAGTTTAAGGCAACTGAGAATGCAAACATCACTGGTGAAACTGCTGATATGCAAGGACACGATACTAACGGTAACTTCGACTCAAGAATTAAATCTAGTGATGGTGCTCAAGAATATCAATCTGAGTTTATTCAGAACTTTGAGAAAGCAAAAATGAAAAAGGTCGTTAAGTGAAGATTGCTTTAATCACAGATACACACTGGGGTGCGAGATCTGATTGCTCGCACTTCCACGATTACTTTGAAGATTTCTACACCAAACAATTTTTCCCTGAATTAGAAAAGAGAAATATTGATACGATTATCCACTTGGGTGATATTGTAGACAGACGTAAGTATATCAACTATGTTACGTTGAGAAAGATGAAAGATATCTTTATTGATGTGTGTGATAAGAAGAATTTAGATCTACACGTTATTGTAGGCAACCACGATGTACCTTTTAAGAACACGAATGAAGTAAACTCTATGAATGAGTTGTTTGGTGGGACTAAGGTTAAGTCTTATTCTAAACCAACCACACTAACCTTTGATGGTCACGATATCCTTATTATGCCTTGGATTAACGCACAGAATTATGATGTAGCAATTGACGCTATGGATAAAACACCTGCTCAAGTTATGTTTGGTCACCTAGAGATTGCTGGTTGTTTAATGAATGTTGGTATGCCTAACCCTCACGGTATGAAAGTATCAGACTTCGATAAGTTTGATTTGGTATGCTCTGGACATTTCCATCACAAGTCTACGACCAAGAACGTTGAGTATCTAGGTTGCCCGTATGAATTGACTTGGGCAGACTTCAACGATGCTAAAGGTTATCATATCTATGACACAGATACGAGGGAAATTGAGTTCGTAAGAAACCCAGTGTCAATGTTCAAGAAAGTATTCTACTCAGATGATAATAAAACTATTGAAGAAATTTTAGATTTCCCGTTCGACTCATACAAAAACTCATACGTTAAGGTGGTTCGTCAAACTAACGACAATCCTTACTGGTTTGATTTGTTTATGGACAAGTTATATAAGGCAGATCCAATTCATATTCAAATTGTTGACGACCATCTCAATCTTGATTTGGAAGATGACGATGACATTATCAATGAAGCAGAAACTACTCAAACGATTATGTCTAAGTATATTGACAACCTTCCAGATAAAGTTCCAAAAGAGAAATTGGATATTTTGATGCGTGAGTTATATTCTGAGGCAATACATATGGATGTAGCATAACTTTACTTTTGAGGGGGAATAGGGTATAATTATATTATGATCCATTTTAAGAAATTACGGTATAAAAATATACTGTCGACTGGTAACGTCTTTACCGAACTAGAACTTGACCGATCTCCTAACACAATTGTTGTTGGTGAGAATGGTGCAGGTAAAAGTTCTTTCATCGATGCTCTATGCTTTGTGTTATTCAACAAACCGTTCAGAGATATTAAGAAGAACCAACTACTCAATTCTATCAACCAGAAAGATCTGCTAGTTGAGATTACATTCAACATCGGTAAGATTGAGTATGAAGTTAAACGTGGTATCAAACCTAACGTGTTTGAGATCTATAAGAATGGTACGTTGTTAAATCAACCTGGAAGTTCAAGGGATTATCAAGAAACGTTAGAGGACAGTATTCTCAAACTGAATTACAAATCATTCACCCAAATTGTTGTATTGGGAAATGCTTCATTCACACCGTTTATGCAGTTGAAGTCATACGATCGTAGAATTATTATTGAAGACTTACTCGACATTCAAATCTTCTCTAATATGAATACCATATTAAAGGATCGTATCTCTATAAACAAAAAGGAAACTCAAGAGATCAATTATCAAATTGATTTGACTGAAGATAAGATACAAGTACAACAAGAATACTTAGAGCAACTAAAGAATGATGTGAACAAGCAAATTGATTCCATCATAACAGAACGCACTGGATATGAAACCAAATATAATACATCTGAAGGTGTTTGTTTCGAATTAGGTGACGAGGTTGACTCTCTACTTGACGAGGTTGGGCATGAGAAGAAGGTTAAGGTTAAGTCTAAGAGAGTATCAGAACTATTACAGAAGTTACACGATAAGACACACAATAACAATAAACGTAAAGTGTTCTTTGAAAAGAATGACAACTGCCCGACGTGCGAGCAATTGATTGACTTAAAGATTAAGGCAGAAAAGATTGAATCAACTCAAAAATCTATTTCAGAAACTGAGTCTGCTATTGTTACGTTGGTTGAAGAACAAGATAAACTAACTGTAGAGATTACCAAGATTGATACTCTACAATCACAAATACAAAATAAGCAATTAAAGATTAGAGAACACCAATCCGAAATGAAACATATGAGGAATAACGGTAAGTCTGCTAATACAAGAATTAGAACACTCGAATCTAAGAGTGTTGAAGACAACCATTCAGAGAGTAAGATAAATGATTTGAAATCTGATATGGATGCGTTAGACACTAAGAAAGAATCAAATTCAATTGACAAAGAGTTGCTTGGGTTTGCGTCAGGTATGCTAAAGGATGGTGGTATTAAAACTAAAATCATCAGACAGTACATACCTATTATGAATAAATTGATTAATAAGTATTTGGCGAACCTTGAGTTCTTTGTAAATTTTGAATTAGATGAAGAGTTCAACGAAACCATTAAGAGCAGGTATCGTGATGCGTTTTCTTATGCCAGTTTCTCTGAGGGCGAGAAGATGCGTCTGGACTTGGCATTACTATTCACTTGGCGAGCAATTGCTAAGATGAAGAACAGTATCAACACCAACCTATTAATTCTAGATGAAGTATTTGATGCTTCACTTGACTCAACTGGTTGTGATGAGTTCTTAAAACTATTACACGAACTCGGTAATGAAACAAACGTATTTGTCATATCACATAAAGGTGATGTATTGATTGACAAATTTAGAAGTAAGATTGAATTTCAGAAAATTAAAAACTTTAGCAGGATAGTATGATGGACGAATATGAAATGATAATGAAACTTGATGATAAGATATTAAGAGAACCAACTCAACGATTTGACTTTAGAGATCCACCTATGGATCCAACTGTACTATTTGAGTATCTGCGTGATACTATGATTGCCCATAATGGTTTAGGACTGGCAGCAAATCAAGTAGGCATTCCTTATAATGTATTTGTTATAGGAAACCCACATATCCCTGAGAGTATTTTCTCAGTGTTCAATCCTACCATCGTAGATTATTCGCAATCAATCCAACTTGCTGAAGAGGGTTGTTTATCATTCCCCAACTTATTTCTAAAGGTTAAACGACCAACAATCATTAAAGCAAGGTTTTCTGGACACGATGGTAAGGTTGAAACTATCAAGTTTGATGGATTTACTGCTCGAGCATTTCAACACGAATACGACCATCTACAAGGTGGCCTATTTATGGATAGAGCATCTAAGTTTCACCTTGACCAAGCAAAACGTAATAAGAAAAAGTTGGATAGAAAATGAGAATCTTAATAATGGGTCTGCCTGGATCTGGCAAGACCACATTAGCAAATAGACTAGCAGATAAGTTGGGTGCTACGTGGTTAAATGCTGATGTTATTCGTAAGGAATATGATGACTGGGATTTTAGTGTAGAGGGTAGGCATCGTCAAGCAGATAGAATGTATATGTTATCCCGAAAGGCATGCACCAAATATGTTGTATTAGATTTCGTCTGCCCACTGATAGAATGTAGAAAAAAGATAGATGCTCAGTATGTAATTTGGATGAACACAATCAAAGAAGGTAGGTTTGATGATACTAATCAGATGTTTGTACAACCAACTGAAGATGAGGTTGATTTAACTTTGTCTAAATATTGTACAGATGCTGACTTGGAATATGT